TCCGTTCAAGATCAGAAAGTACATTAGAAGGAATCTTGGAGCACCAGAAGAATATTCTACCGAACTTATAAAACAAATAAGAAATGATGGTGGAGATAGATTAGTATCCGAAGTTTATCCCGGTACTCTTCAGTATGTCTATGACGGACAGAAGACAAGAGAAGGAAGCGTAGCACTTGATCCTGATGCGCCCGGTAGACCTATCGTTGGTCTTCAAGGTGAACTTGGTCTACGCTATGGTTTGGAGTTCTCAACTACTTCTGGCGACGTGATAGCAACTGCTGAAATTGATGTACTAGACTTGCCTCTGAACTTGCTCAAAGGACTTGAGGGTAACAGCAAAGAACTGCTCTGCCTAATCAACAAGTTAATAGACGACCCAAATTACAAATTATTTATGGAATATGCAATTCCAGTCAAGCAGATTCTATCTGCAATTGCAATTTACAACGATGTGTCATATCTAAATTCTATTGGAGAACTTACCAGTGGAGCCAAAAAGAGTGGGGAAATTGGTGATGGAACTGCATCTAATACTAATAAGCCGGGTATGGCTGTTGAAGAAGATGGTACAACTTCTGTAAGTGCTCCCGGCTGGTTACCAAGGGCTGAGCGCGGAGGTTTCAGTCCGTTTGTTCTTACTTGGGACGAGTGGTCAAAAGAGACATTACGAAAATCAGATACTGTCCTCAAGAAGATGTTTAAATCATATTATTATTCTAGAGAATTTGGTAAGCAAGAGAAGCCAGATGCCACTGGTGCTCAGGTCGCTATACAAAATCTAAAAGAAAAATTTAAGTTTGCTCCCGGTGCGAGAACTGTGCCTTGGTGGCATCGTCGCACCAGTAACCCATTTAACGCCAAGGGTCAACTATGCGAGAGAAAAGAAGATGACTAATTATAAAGTGAGGGACAATTAATGGCTTCTTTGGCACCTAAACTTCCACTTACTTTGGATTCTGGAGATGGCTATACATCGATAAAAACTTTAAAAACTCTTATTAAACAAAATTTCAAAATGTTAATTTTGACAAATCCCGGTGAGAGAGTAATGGATCCAGAATTTGGTGTAGGAATAAAATTATTTTTATTCGAGAATTTTCAAAGTGATGTTTACGCAAGAATAGACTCAAGAATCAAAGATCAGACACAGAGATATTTACCAGTTATTGAGATAACAAGCATTGAGTTTGGTGTAGCGGAAATAGAAAACAACAGTCTGGGCTTAAGAATAGAATATATTATACCTGACATCGCTGCAAGAGATTTGCTGGAGTTCACTATTTAAGTTGAGGTAAACTGAATGCCAAAGCATAACAACAAAACGCCCTCTATAAACTATACTAATAGAGATTATGGGAGCATTAGAGAGGATTTGAATCAGATAGCAGAACGATTCTATCCCGATACATTTCAAGATTTTAGCGAGGCTTCTTTCGGCTCTATGATGCTGGATGCAGTTGCTTATGTTGGTGACCAGCTTTCTTTTTATCTAGATTACAATGTTAATGAGTCATTTCTAGATACCTCCTATCAGTTAAACAACATTATTCGCCATGGCAGAATAATGGGATACAAAAACTCAGGACGCCCTTCGACATACGGTACGGTTGCTATCTATGTTCTAGTCCCAGCCTCAACAAGTGGTATAGGTCCGGACAACAGATATATACCAATCATAAAGCGAGGCACAACTTTTTCTTCTGCAAATGGCTTAGGATTTGTTTTGACTGATGATGTAGACATGGCAAAAACCACGAACCCAATAGTGGTAGCTAGAACAGAGCCAACTACAGGCGCTCCAACTTTTTACGCCATTAAGTCATATGGAAAAGTGGTATCTGGGTTTTTCAACACTGAGACGGTAGAAATTGGTGCGTTTCAGAGGTTTAGAAGGGTTCAGTTATCAGAGTTAAATGTATCAGAAATAATCAGTGTTTTAGATTCAGACGGTAATGAATACTTTGAAGTTGAAAATCTTTCTCAAGATACGATATTTAAAAAACTAACAAATAAAAATTATAAAAATGATAATGTGCCATCTGTCTTAAAGCCACTTCTTGTCAATCGAAAGTTTGTAACTGTTTTTGATAACAACGGTGTCTCTTTACAGTTTGGTAGCGGGGACGAATACGCAGGTGATGTTGTGGCAGAGCCGCAAAGTCTTGCTATAGATGTATTTGGCAAGTCTTACGTTACAGACACTTCTTTTGATCCTAGCACTCTAGTATCAAATAAATATTATGGTATAGTTCCACAAAACACAACATTGACAATTTTGTATAGACAAACAAATCCAACAAACGCCAATGTTGCAGCAAATTCAATTAACACAGTAGGGAACAGGATACTAGAGTTTGAAGATGTTTCGGTGCTTTCGGCACCAGTTGTGCAATCAGTTAGATCCTCCCTTGAAGTAAATAACGAAACACCAATTGCCGGAAACGTATCCAATCCCAGTTCGGCAGAAATAAAACAAAGAATTTATGACACATTTCCAACTCAGAACAGAGCCGTAACTCAAAGAGATTATGAAAATCTAGTTTATAGAATGCCATCTAGCTTTGGGTCGATTAAGCGTTGCTCAGTTCAAAAGGATCCAGATTCACAAAAAAGAAATCTTAATGTGTATGTCATATCAGAAAATCCAGAAGGCAAACTCGAACAGACAAATAACACAATTAAAGAAAATATAAAAACTTGGCTTAATCATTATCGGATGATTAATGATACAGTTGATGTTCTTGACACATTTATCATCAATCTTGGAATTAATTTTGTGATTAAACCAGAGATGAATGCAAATAAATTTGATGTCCTAAATAACTGTGTAGCTGCATTAGCAAATGAGTTTTCAACACCACTCTTTGTAGGCGAGCCTCTTTCAGTCTCAAAAATTTTCAATGTCTTGAACAACGTGCCCGGTGTTAATGATGTTGTTAAAGTTCAGTTTGTAAATAAAACATCATCAAATTATTCTAACGTATTTTTCTCAATAGCAGAAAATATGTCACCAGATGGAGATTCTTTGGTTTGCCCAAAGAATGCAATATTTGAAATTAAGTTTCCCCAAGTAGACATCAAAGGTAAGTTAAGATAATGGCTATTAGACGTTATGTGGCAAGTGCCGATAATACAATTACAAATGCCTTCAAAGATGGGCTAGGAGTAAGAGCAACTGGCTCAAACATGGGTCAGGCAGATGTTAGTGAAGTTTTTTCAATTTATGGACGCGCTTCTTTGACTTCTTCGGAACTCTCTCGCGTTCTTACCCAATTCAGCGTATCTACAATATCTTCAGATAGAACAGCCGGTGTAATTCCTGCTTCTGGCAGTGTGAGTTTTTACTTGCGTCTATACAATGCTGAAACTTCTCAGACTGTCCCAAAAAACTTCACAGTAGTAGCACAAGCAATTTCAAGAGCTTGGAATGAGGGCGATGGTTTAGATTTGGAGAACTACAAAGACATTGGTAAATCAAACTGGGTTTCAGCATCTACTACCACTGCATGGAGTTCGGCTGGTGGTGATTATCATGAAACTCCTGTGTTTACTCAGACTTTTGATAGCGGTTTGGAGGATTTAGAAATAGACATTTCTGATCTTGTTGAACAATGGATCGATGGCACAAAAGACAACTATGGTATCGGTATAAGACTTACTTCCTCAGTAGAAAGCGACACAACATCGTATTACACCAAGCGCTTCTTTGCGAGAGGCACACAATACTTCTTCAAGAAGCCTGTAATCGAAGCTCGTTGGAACTCTTCAACACAAGATGATAGAGGCGACTTCTACATGTCTTCTTCTCTCGCACCAGCAGCAGACAACCTCAACACACTCTATCTTTACAACTACGTTCGTGGCCAATTGACCAACATCCCAGCGATTGGCACAGGAGAAATCTACGTCGATCTTTACCAGACCCTCGGCGGCACCGCATTAACGCAAGAAATCAACACACCAGCAACAGGCGGCTATGTGTCAACAGGCATATACTCTTGCTCAGTTTGTATCACAGGAACCTACACAACCTTACGTGATGTTTGGTATTCTGAGGGCACTGAATACTTTACGGGAACAATTTCTCCTCAAACCTTCGGTGCTGCTGCTGTATCAACTGGTAACAACCGTTACATCACAAAGATCAAGAATCTTAGAAACAAATACTTCTCTGAAGAGGAAGCACGCTTCAACGTTTATGTCCGAAGCAAAAACTGGTCCCCAACTATTTACACAGTAGCGTCAAGTGAAATAGAAAATACTATTATTCCTAGCGCATCATACAGAGTTTATAGAGTCTTAGATGGTTACAATGCTATTCCACACGGCACAGGATCAGAACTTCAAACACTCCTTTCTTACGATGTCTCAGGAAATTATTTCAACCTTGATATGTCCTTGCTTGAGCCCGGCTATGAGTATGGCATCAAGCTTGCGTTCTATGACTCTCAACGCCAAAGCTGGCTTGAGCAAGACCAGAAATTCCTATTCAGAGTAGAAGATTATGAGTACTAGAGATTTATTCGAGCGTTCAACAAACTACGTTTCAGACACAAACCAGAAAGATGCTTTTACTGACGCAGAGTCGTCAAGAAACGTAGCCGCTATCTCTGAAAAGCAGAATACTTTCGAGCCACAGATAGATTACAATGATCCTCTCTCTTTTGCTCGTTTTGGTTCTGCCGAGCTTTACTACCAGTCTGCTATCGATCGTATCATTGATTTCTATCCATACGACGGGTCTGACGCAGAATACAACGAGTTTTACAACAAGTCTCTGGATATTGAGAAATTTATATTCAATACTCTCTATCCTCGCACCAACGGATACGTCAACTTTTCAAACTCTTACATCTCTTTCAAGGGCGGTCCACACACAATCAGTTCGACTTCTACGAAGGGACTGTTTAAGGATCCAAAGTCTTCCCAAAGAGAGACTGCCAATATCTACGATGAAGATTTATACACTACTGAGGGTTTGCCATCTGATTACGGTCAGGGAACCAGAGAGTCGAACCTAAAGTGTGATTTCCAAAAGGGTGTCACTATTGAATTCTGGCTTAAGAATCATGAGTTGGGTGCTGGCGAAAAAAGAGCAATCTTTCATCTCACCAACTCTTCTGGTGGTGACGAATTTACCTTATATCTTTCTGACTCTGCTGGCTCACCTTTCTTTGCCACTCTTAGCGCCTCGCACTCTGATATTTTTGGAGATGAACAAATTGGTTCCACTCCAGATACCTCATCTATAGAAAACTGGAATCACTATGCTGTCTCGTTCAAGAGCGCAAGTGCTGGTATCACAACCAAGTTCTACCTCAATGGTGTTCTCGATCAGACAACAACTCTTGGTACCGACGGTGTAAACACTCTTACACAACCAGAGACCCTTGCTTACATTGGCTCTGGTTCTCATGATGAAGGGCACCTTTATTTCTCAGGTTCTATGGACGAGTTCCGTTTCTGGAAAGTTGAGAGAACAGCACAAGAGATCGGTAGAAACTGGTTTGGTCAAGTCAGAGGCGGTTCTAACACCGACATTTCTAACACTACCCTTGGGGTCTACTACAAATTTAACGAGGGCATAACAGGCGTAGAGGCGACAGATAAGATAGTTTTGGACTACTCTGGTCGCATTTCTAACGGTACCTTCACCGGCTACACCACAAGCACTCGTAACACTGGTTCTGCAATTGTATCCGCAAGCGCTGCTACAAGCGAGTACCTTGACCCTATCATTTATGCTACCCATCCAAGCGTATCTAGTCTCAAAACAAGTCTCATAAGCAAGGGTGCAGACCATGACATGCGCAATAACGCGGCTTTTGCGACTTTCATGCCAAGTTGGATCATGGAAGAGCACGAGGACCTTGGAAACACCAACTTCAAGTACCTAAGTCATATAATTGGTACATATTTTGACAAATTATACCTCCAAATCGAGGCTGTTTCCACTTTCAAATCACCAATTTACACCAGTTCCTCCTATAAACCAATCCCATTTGCGAAGCACATGCCAGCTTCTTTGGGTCTAGAAACACCAGAAATCTTCGTAGATGCGACTGTTATGGAGAAATTTCTCAATAGAAACGAATCCGAAGCCTTCGAGAATGACCTAGAAGAAGTTAAAAACCTTATTTATCTTAACCTTTACAACAACTTAACTTACATTTTCAAGTCAAAGGGTACCGAAAAGGCTGTTAGAAACGTTCTTCGCGCTTTCAACATCGATGATAAGCTAGTAAGATTCAATACTTACGCTAACAACTTCACATATGAACTTGAAAATAATCTAAAACAGACAACTTTGAAAAAGTCTTCTGTTAATTTCAACAACAAAGACCATCTTGGTGCGGTTGTTTACTCGTCTGGTTCTACTGATTCAACACAATTGGGCTACATTTATGGCTCTGGATTGGATTCTCACGAACTTCGCTACGGATTGACCCACGAAGTTGACGTTATATTCCCCAAGTTCATCAAGCTTATCGATACTTTCGATCGCAATTTCACAAGAGTATCGCTATTCGGTCTTCACTCTGCTAGTGCTGATACAGCAGGGACCGATGTATACGACCCAAGCTTCTACGTTTATGCCGAGAGAGACGAGAACTACTCAAAGAATGTAAAATTTGTTCTTTCTTCTTCTATGCTCACAAGCGAAATCTCAAGTAGCCTCTTCCACGGCGTCTATGATGATGAAGATTGGAATCTTTCAGTTCGTATCAAGCCGGATAGTCTCGGACTAACAGGCTCTGTTGAAGGTGTAGCAGCCTCTGGTTACACCCTAGAATTCTCAGGATACAATCAGAGGCTTGGAGAGATCAGAAACAGCTTCAAGGTAACCGGTTCAGCAACAAGTGCAGAAGATCTTCTCAAGTCTCCAAAGAGAATCTTCGTTGGTGCTCATAGAACAAACGTCACAGGTGCGTTACAATACAAATCAGATGTTCTTGTAACTGCTACAAGATACTGGACGAAATACCTTGACGAAATTTCTTTACAGCAACATGCGTTTGATTTTGAAAATTATGGAATTGTTAGTGCCAGCCAACATTTATCTGCTTTAGACAACGATAACAACAAAACATTAAACCGTCACACGCTCGCTCTCAACTACGAGTTCGGCAACGTAACTGGCGCTGATGGAACAGGCGGCTTCTCGGTCACAGATATCAGTTCTGGATCTACCGAGGCTAGAAGCGGAGAATACGGAGAACTAGGGGCCATCTCTGGCTATCTATACCCCGGCGTTGGATTTGGTTTCGAGGCTAACGCAACCGACGTTGTTCTCAAAAAAGAAGTCAACACGCATCAGTTTATCAACCCAGAGTTGGTAATCGGGGACAATCTTGTTCAGATCAGAACAGATGACGATAAACTTTTTGATTCTGTTGATACAATTCCCAACTACCACCACGTTCTTGAAAAGAGTATGTATAACGCAGTCTCCGAGGAGATGTTAAACTTCTTCGCAGGCGTTAATGATTTCCATAACCTAATTGGACACCCTGTTCAAATGTACAGGATGGAGTACAAGGGTCTCAACAAACTAAGAGAAGCCTTCTTCCGCAGAGTCACAAACGTCACAGAAGTAGAGCGTTTCGTAGATTACTACAAGTGGTTCGATGATGCTGTATCTCAGATCATTGGGCAGCTTATCCCAGCGTCTGCTGAATACACATCAGATATTCTAAACACAGTAGAATCACACGTTTTGGAGCGTGCTAAGTTCCAACACAGAATCCCGATGATGGCTTTCACTTCTTCAACCGAGGGCGTTGCTTTCGGTGCAGAAGAGTTGCGCTACAACTGGGATAGAAACCACGCCCCCGTAAGCGGATTAGAACGCGATAACTCAAACTGGTGGAAGGAGCGTGCTGAGCGTGCTGGTACAATTTCTTCTGGTGATGCTGCTGTGGACTCCGACAGAACTCAGATTCGCAATGTTAGCACAAACCAGACTAATGGCGGTGTTGGTAGAAGTTTCACTAACGCAGGCGTCAAATACTCACGCTCAAACTTCAAGTACCGCACTCTATCCAAGGGTCAAGTGTTCGAGTCAAAGAGAATAAGAGAAATCAAGGGCGGCGTCAACTTTACAGACGACAAGGACATTCACTACACCTATACTGCTCTACATCCCGCAGGTCCAATAAACCAAACCGACAACATCTTTATTCCAAAGAACGTTCTTCTCGGATTTACAGATGATCTTGTTGCTCTCGAAGACACAAGCGATCCTCCCGAGAACCCAGCAGCTAAGGTCAAGAGAAACATTCTCGTTCAACACGGTCGCGATTGGGAAGATGGACTCGGCTACAAGAACGTTAAATCATCAAAGGCATTCCCATTCAACATCGTCTCTTCCTCTGTTCGTTCTGGCTACAACGCGCATGTTATCGCGAGAGCAACAGCAAGCATTGAAATCACAAACCTCCACAACGATGTCTATGGTCCCGACATGGAACGCCCAATGCAGGGTCCGTTCACTAACTACGCTGTTGGTGGGCATCAATCTCGTCACATCAAACTTAACACTGGTGGAGACAACTACCTAAACCGCCCTGAGGCTTGGAAGATTGCCCTAGGCAAGTGCCCCAACACTGACGGTGCTATCGGCATGGTCGGCGCAGATTACCCTTACCCCGAAGCCAACGAAGAAGGGCAAACACCATACCCCATGACTGGTGCTATGAAGGCAACTTACTTCCGCGACGAAACCGCCAAGCGCCCTGTCAACATTCGCAACATTCAGCACAGAACTGGTTCAACCATTCTTGGCAACTACAACCATAACTACGATGTTGTCCATATTGTAGGCGGCTACTCTAACCCAAGAGCATTCATTGACGAACAGCCAACACTACCGACTGTAGCAGAAGGCGCTGATGTTGTCAAGACTATTCTTGACATCGAAAGAGGGAAAAACGGACACTTTACATTCGTTGACGACTACAACGCTGGCTACCTAACAGGGTCCGGAGACTACAAAAATAAGACTGTCATAGTCAACCGCTTCTCATCTCCCGGCTCTTTCGAGTCTATGACTCCTGCCTTCAAGGACTTCCGTTCTGGTGACTTCTCAGTCTACAACACAATTAACAACAGAAACCTTACTTCACGTCGCCCATTCCAAGGCGTAACTTCTTCGATTGTTTCTCAGACAACAGGAATTAGAAGTTTCGATCACACTGGCAAAGACTTTGGTTTTACAAACTTGGCTGCACGTCATGCTACTAGATTCTTCCGTGATTCTCACGTTGAGAGCGACACTGACTTCTCCAACGTGCCAAGAAACACCCCTGACTTAAATTCTCCCGGAAAAGCTGACGATGCGTTTACCGAAGCGCCATCATTCCACAAAGTTCATAGAAACAATGTCATAAAGGCTAGAGAAGTAGAAACAATTACCACCACAACCTATCAAAATCAAAATTCTTTACGTTTTACAGACACAACAGACGCTAAAAGCTTATCTACTCGTAACTTTGATTTAACTTCTAGAGAGATGACTTTTTCTTTCTGGATTTATGATGATAAGACAATCGGTAGCAATGTTGTTAAGCACATTTTCTCGTTAAATGTCCCTACTGGTTCATTAGATGATGAATTTTCACCACTCCAGATTTCTCTAACAAATAACAGTCCCGATTCTCAAATAGCAATTGCTTTTTCTGATGCTGATGAGAGTTCAAAATCTAGCGACATAAGATACTTGAGTGCTAATACAGTTACCAGAGATCAATGGAACCACATTTTTATACGTTGGGACGGAGATTCAAGCAATAAGCCTGAGATTTGGATTAACAATACTGCAAGTAACTCAACCCCAATCGGTTCTTTCTCAGATCCAATTAACATCACTTACGGCTCTAACCATAGGCACGCTATCGGTAGGGGAACAATTTGGAACCCTAATGTCAACAACCAAGGCAGAGACTATCTAATTGATGAGTTTGGCTTCTGGAATGGGCAACTTTCGGATGCTAACAAAGATAGTTTGTATAATTCTGGCTCGTATTACGACATAGATAGGGATCCAGATTCTGTAAAATCTAGTGACATGTATTTCTATCTCAGAATGGGTGATTCTACTGGAGATGCATCAGTAGGTAATCTATCTGACGGTGATGCAGTCGTAGATGTAGGCGGCATTAATGACTTTGAAGCAGCGGTCACAACAGCAGGTCAGCTACAAATCACGGCATCGACTTTTGATACATTTAGTGAAACTGTTACAAATACACTTACAGAAGTTGTCTGCGACCAAAAGTACGACAACCTAAATCTACACCACCAGATCCCACGCTCTGATCGCCAATACTCTTGGTTTGCACACTCAATTACTCATACAGGTGCTTGCGAGCCACGCTACTCTGGCTTCATGCAGGTAAACTCGCCTATCGCACCTTACTACGAGATCACAGGTAACTACTACCCGTTCTTTGATTATGTGTCAGCATCTGCTGCTACATCTGGAATCTACCAGAACACAACAAGATTGGACTTGCTTGTTCTCGATAAGACTGGTTCTGCCATAAACACTCTTGGCGAGCCAACAATCAGCGGCGCACTACAGACACCCGCAGAAGGCGAGAGACTAAACGCTTTGCTTATCCATCGTGGTGACACATATGGCTGGAACTGGCGTGCCCTCCACCAGAAAGATCACCCGATCTTGGACCGAGAACACAAAGAAAACCTACTCACAGCAGTCAAGGGAACTACAATCAGAGAGTTCCAACTACCACCGGTTTCTCTCCGTGGTCGTCCAGTTGTGGTCAATATGAATGTTGATGGGCAAAACGTTTCCCTCAAGACAACACACAACAACGAGAAGATCTACTTCAACGAGCGCGAATTGAATGACCTTGTGTTCGAGAAAGAAGATCCAACACTCACCCCATTTGACCAGTTGTTAGAAGTATCTCAACAGCAAGGTTCTAGCCTAAACTGGATCCATTACTCTGAAACCCTATTCCCGTCCACAAGAAACGAATTCTCAAGCGGCTCACGCGAGAGACTTGGCTACGACAACAAGTTCTGGAGAGATAGTCGTAGCGATAGAGCAGAACTAGGAAATTCATTTACAAACTCATTCAATCTTGTTGTCTCGCAAAGTAGTTGGATTTTGGATGCTCCTGACAACTTCATTGATAGAACAGCAATCTTGACAGGAAACTTCAATGGCTCCAGCTTTACAGATTACTTGACAGCTTCTAACTATGATTCTCCATCGCTAGAGGGCAATGCAGGAGAGCTACAAAACCTCTACTTGATGGCTTATGTAAAATCATCTACACCCATTTATCTCCCAACTAACTCTACTAAAGCAATTCTAAATGCTGCATCTGCTCTTTATTCTAGAAAGCAGAACTTGACTTCACCAAACTCGGTTGTTTCAAGAACAGGCTTTGCCAAAACTAGTAGTTCGCCTGATTCATTTACAGATCAGATTGGAATTGGTGCTGGTGAGGCGTTGTGGGAAGCAGGAACTTATGCCACAATTAACGTCAAGTCTGGTAGTTCTTTCATAACTTCTTCTTACCGATCTGAGCCTTGGTTCGATGAATATGGGGACTTCCGCGAAGAGTTGCAACTTGCTGCGAGAGATTACGCCATTATTCCAGAGTTCAGAATCTCAGAACACATTAACGAATACGTCAAGGGCGGAACTTTCAACAAGTTTAACTTCGACACATTTGAGATCCCCGGAACAACAATCAGCAGTTCACAGCAGAACTTCTACAAGGACTATTCTAACTCTGACTTCTTGCGAGAGTTCGCAAGCATCAAGGATAAGTCCGGACTAAATGCGAAAGAAATAATGTTGACCTGTAAGGCAGCAGTTCGCTTCAATCCCTACAAGGGCTTCTACCCAGCACAGAGAACGCTTGACTTGGTAAGCCAGTTCTCAAGTTCTTTTGCTGCTGGATTTAGTGCTACTTATCCAAAATTAGGGGGAGGCACCAACACTGTTGGAGGATTTAATGGCTCTGTGTCTGGAATTTATAGACCAGTGATCCAGCCCCTTTTCTCTCCCGGTATCCTCTACAACTCCATTAAATCTGGAATCGCTGTTGATTATCCGGTTGTCAATAACAAAAAGAAAATTTCAACATTTAACTTCACCGGCTCTAATGCAGACGCTGAAAACTACATGTTAATTCCGATAACTTCTTCGGAAGTGTCTTTGGATGATTATAACCCGCAAAATTCTTATTGGGACCTTCGTGTTCCATTCGAGACTATGATCGAACCCGGAAAATACATAGACAAAGTTGAGTTCTTAGACTTTGAGCCACACCCTTCTGCTTCTATAAATATAACAGCTTCTCTTGACACTTCTGTCTCAGACGGAATTTACGAACTTATGGCAAAGAACTTCTTTGGACAGACAGGCGACTTCTTCTTGAAGAACTCTTCTTACACCAAAATTGAGTCTGATCTTATCCAAGATGGACTCAAGTTCAAAGATGGCGATGTTTTTGCTGCGAGACTAAAAATCAGAAAGTCTCATAATGGTAAAAGGTTCTACAATAGTGAATCTGGCTCCACCGGAGATAATGAGTACTTCTCAACAAATGGCGCTTTAGCAACTCGCAGCACCGGAAGCAATGTGATCTCTTTGAGTGCTTCATTCCCGATTCCCCAAGATCCTGCACACAATTCTGAGTTTCAAGAAACATTTACAATGTATTCTCGTCCAACTGCGTTCGGTCCATCTATCAGTGGCAGAAACTCTGATTCTTCTGAGAATCATGCAGATGCATTCTTAAGTGGAACTCTTGACTCACTAGAGGGATACAACTGGGCATACACGCCGCCTTATTACCACGGCGAGTCTTGGGTTGATTTTATTTTCCGTCCAGATTCTACCAAAACTTATACACTTGAAGATATTCTTACTGAAACCGAGGCAATATACTGGCGCGTTGATCCGGGCAGAATAATTGAAGGCACCGCAGACAGCAACCTCGACGGCTACTCCAATCTTCAAAGAGCACTCATAGACCATGGCTATGACGCCAGCAGTGGTATTTCTGGTCAGCAGGCAATTTATGGTGGAAGCGTAATCAACAAGAACGCAATGCAACTTGATTCTTCTCTCAACCTCTTCGGTGTCGAGAGAGTCCCCAAGAAGCGCAAAGACAAATTCGGAAACACAATTCTAGATCAAAACGAACTCGCAGGCAAGCGCTGGGTTATTCAGCCTAAGTGGGAAACCCCGATGCTTAATTTCGCGAACGTGAAAGAAGATAGCAACAATATTACCTACCCAACTAACTTCTCCGAGTCAGTTCCCCGTGGTATGTGGCACCAGTTTGGCGAAATGCCGACAGATCCAGATACAGGCGTGTTCCTAGAAATTGGTGATATTCCAAACGACTGGCTTAAATATCACTATGATGTGATCAACATGAGTTCATCATACAACAATAACGACCCACTAGGCTCAGGCTCCACAGCCTACCTAGATTATCAGTCATTAAGCGACCTATTCGGCTTCTCACGCTCTCAGAAAAAAGACAGCGCAAAGGTACGCCTTGGAGAAATTGCGGATAAGAGAGAGGTATATGAAGCGGTTGTGGCAATTCCTTACATTCTTGAAGCAAACGAAGATTACGGAAATGCCAAGACTGACGATGACAAGAACCGCAAGAAGTTTATAAACATACCAAGGCAGCGCTTTAGAGCGGCACTAAAGGAACGTGAGGGCTCACAAGATGGCGATTCACTAGAAGCAGCAGGCGAGAGCATCCGTAAGATGGTTCAGAAGATGAAGCGCTACGTTCTCCCACCACAATTCGACTTCATCAATTTTGATGAAATTGATCCCATTGTAATGTACTTCTTTGAGTTCAAGTACGAGTTTGACAAGGACGATCTCTCCTACATCTGGCAGAACCTTGCTCCGAGAGACTACAAGAAGATTACATTCCAAGAAGCAAAGGTTGCTCACGATCTAATGAACAACGAGCTTCTAGATGAAAGTAACTTGATGGATAACCCCAACCTACGTTGGATGGTTTTCAAGGTCAAGCAGAAGGCAACAAAGGATTACTACGATCTCATCCCGCCACAGGTCAAGGCAGCGAGACCCACAAGCAACCTCGATAAGCCCGAGACCGACAAGGATGATGAATACCTCCAGTTCAACTGGCCATACGATTACCTTTCCTTCGTAGAACTAGTTAAGCTAGAAGCCGATGTTCTCTACAAGGCAGATCAAGAAGAGCCGCAATGAAGTTCCTAAACAAGAAAGAGCAAGTGTTCGACATCCAACTTACTCCTTATGGAAAACACAAGTTGGGTGCTGGAACTCTCAAGCCAACCTATTATGCGTTCTTTGATGATAATGTCCTCTATGATATTCGTTATTCTTCTGCTTCTGTAGACGAACCACAAAACGATATCCATAAGCGTATCAAGCAAGAGACACAATACCTTGAGAGTCAGACCTTATTCCGTCAGGTAATGAGCGGAGCTATCGTACAGGGTGGTATTCTTCAGGATACCATCTATGAGCAAGAAGAGAGTCTTCTAACTTCTGATGGCTTTATTGGAGACGCCAAACTACTCTCAAAAGATACCAACGTAGCGCCTGCTTGGAAGGTCGTGAGTTTGCAGAACTACATCACATCTTCTGCGCTTGAAGATCTGAGAAACAAATCAAAAGTTCCACAAATCAACATTACTGCGTCCTACATTCTTGAAGCAGTACAGCCTGAAGATTTAGCTGTTGGTTTAGAAACAATGGCAGAGCTAAACACTGTTGGAGAATTTTCAGATGGTAAAAGGGTAAAGCTGTCTACCAATCATCCTCTAATTTATCTTGAAGAACTAAACACAGAATTATTGACTGAGAACTTTGATATTGAAGTATTTGAAGTGGTATCGAACTCCCCGGATGATGATTTCCGAAGATTATATTTCAATAAAACAGAGCCACAAATTGTCAATGGAATGCTGGTTTCAGCGCAGCCAGTAGGAAATGTGCAAACATTAACCACGTCTTCCGTTGAATATTATTTCTCTATACTAACAGATACTCAAGTAGATCCAAAAACTGCTTGTAGGCATGTTGAGCAGTTTAACACAGAAAACTATTTAATAGACCTAGACTTTGATTGTTCAGATGTCGAGGGTGAGGATATCTATTTTGATATCTACGGCAGAGTTACGGAGTCAGAAATATGTCCCGATTAATCTTTGAGGGTGATACCACGGAACGCTTTGGTAAACTATTTCCAAAGCCTTTTATCCAAGAGATAAGGGTATACGATGACGCCATCCAAGCAGACGTTATGTTGTTTTTGGAGGTGCCTCTTGAACAAGCCGAAACAGACAATCTTATCGGTAGAATAAACGAGAATCTTCGTGTATTTGGTGCTTTCTTAGAACAAGATCAATTCAATAGGACAATCAACCCTAATTCTCAAAGTAATTTCTACAAGAACAGTTTCTTTGCTTTACATTTCAATATAAATGATTACGAAATAACAGAACCACTCCAAAATATAGAGTATCACTATAA